GTTTGAAAATCTATCTACGTCAACCGCCGTTGATAAAAATGACAACGCCATTAACAAAAATGTTAACCGCGGTTATCAAAAAGATCAACCGACCGTTAACAAAAATGTTAACCGCTATAATATGTGTAATAATACAAGCCATAATATTACAAGCCAAGAATATTACAAGCCTTTAAAAAGTAGCTCGCTATCGCTCGCTAACGCGCGCACGCGAGAAGCGACCCCCGCAGATGATTTTTCGCAAAGCGATAATTTCTCGCCCCCCGTCCAAAACCAAGAACCCGCAAAGCCTAAAAAATTTCAAAAACCTACGATCGAGCAGATCAAGGCGTATTGCCTAGAGGCTAGTAAAAATATCGACGCGGAGGCATTTTTCGATTTTTACGAGGCCAAAGGCTGGGTAGTAGGGAAAGCTCCGATGAAAGACTGGAAAGCGGCAGTTAGGAACTGGGCTAAAAACGAAAGCCAATTTCTGCGGCGCAAGGTTAATCCGGACGGGCAGGAGGTAGGCTCAATGGGGCTACCGCTATCGCAAGTGAGCGAAGCGGGGCAATGGAGCATGAAAAATATGGCGAACCTCGCCGAATACTACAAATCGCAAGGGAGATGAGATGAAATTTGAGGAGTTTAGCCCCTGCTTTTCGGTTATGTGCGAATACTACGGCGTGAAATTCGGGCAGGGCATAACAAGGCTGTATTTTGAAAGCCTAGAGCACTACGACATCGAGGATTTTAAAAAGGCCTGCAGAAAGATCACGACCACCCGCGTCTATCCCTCAATGCCGAAAATCGCCGAATTCGTAGAGGCGATAGAGGGCAGCATAGATGAGCGAGCGGTAGAGGCTTGGGATGAAGCGATGAACGCTTGTGTCAAATACGGACCATATCTCAGCGTGAGCTTTGAGGATGAGGCTATCAATCGCGCCGTAAATCACATAGTGGGGGGCTGGGATAAGATCAACAACTGCGGGCTAGACGAGCTAATGTGGGTCAAAAAAGAGTTTCTAAGCGCATACAAAGCCTATGCCGGCAAAGAGCTAGCAAGGACGCGCCTAAGAGGAATAGGCGAGCTTTTGGGCTGCAAAAGCGAGGGGGTGCATCTCATAGGCGAGAACAAAAACATTTCACTGCTAGAAATGGCGGCGATAGAGAGCGGCGAGAAATCCGTAGATCAAATTTTTCAGGATAGAGAAACGGCGAAGTTGGAAAACAAGAGCGCGCCGAAGCTCGAAAACAAACAAACGCCCGCAAACTCCGAGAGCTTTACAAAGCTACTTAAAAAGGCGAAGGTAAGATGAGACTATCCAAAGCAGAGTTTGAAAAATTTAAAAACTTTCTAGCCTACGAACACGGGGTGTGCCAAATTTGCGCCAAAGCTCCGAGCGTTGAGCCGCATCACGTGAAATTCGGACGCTACGGAGCAGACAAAGACGATAGAAAGATCATCGCGGTATGTAGAGCCTGCCATCAGTGGTGCCATGCGCACAAACACGAGAGCATAGAAAAATACGAGAGGCTGGCGGATGAGAATTGGGCGAGTTTCCAAATACAAAGCTAGAAAGACCGCCTACGGGGGCGCGATATATGACAGCGCCAAAGAAGCAGAACGCGCGGCGGAGCTAGAGCTGCTACAAAGAGCGGGCAAGATAAAAAACCTTAGGCGACAGGTGAAATTCACCCTGCAAGAGGGGTTTTTGTATGAGGGGCGCAAAATACGCGCGATAAAGTATGTGGCCGATTTCGTCTATGAAGCGGACGGGCTCATCATCGAGGACGTCAAAGGCTACCGCACGCCCGAATACAAGATCAAAGCCAAGATGTTGAAAAAGCTGATCGCAAGCGGCGAGATAGACGGGGAATTTAAGGAGAGTTGATGGCAAAGATCACGGACGAAACAAAAAAGCAAGTAATAGCAGACTATCTTACGGGCAAATTTTCACAACGCGACCTGGTGAAAAAATATAACATTTCGCTGGGAACCGCAAATAAATTAACCAAGGATTTAGCACCTGAAAATGAACGCTATGTAGAAGCCGAAGTAACGATGATTGCGGCGAGGCAAACGCTCCCAAATGAACAGATGAACGCAATAATGAACGCCGCTAAAGACGAGGCGTATAACAGGGGGCTGATTTTTAACGCCACTCAAAAAAACCTGGTAAAGATCACGGAAATGCTAAATAAAAATACCAAGCACGAAAAGGTAGGCGTTGGCGACGGAGTGCAAAATTTCGAGCCGGTAGAACTAAACGCGAACGACTATAAGGCATTACAGGACGCGATAGATAAAGCAAGCCTAACGCTCGGCGTAAATCCTCGCACGTCCCAAACCCTGATCCAAAACACCAACGCGCAGCAGACGAAAATTCAGATCACCAGGCGAGAGATAGGGGCGAGCGATGAGTGAGCTATCTCTTGATCTGCGCTATACGCCGCAACAAAAGGCGGTATTTTTCCAAAACGACGCGCGCTTTAGCACTATCGAAAAAGGCAGACGTTTCGGCTTCACCAAGGGCACGGCGAATGCCTGCATCGAGTGGTTGCTTGAGGGGCAAAAGATACTCTGGGTAGATACGATAGCGGCAAATTTGAAAAGATATTTTGAGCGGTATTTCCTCCCCGAGCTGCGGCAACTGCCAAAAGAGCTGTGGAGCTGGAACGCGCAGGATAAGCAACTCAAGATCGGCGAGGGTTATCTTGATTTTCGCTCCGCAGAACGCCCCGAAAATATCGAAGGTTTCGGATATGACACGGTCATCCTCAACGAGGCGGGCATAATTTTAAAAGACCCCTACCTATGGGATAATGCGATCTCTCCTATGCTGCTTGACAATCCGAACTCTCGCGCATTCATCGGCGGAGTGCCGAAAGGAAAGAACAAATTTTTCGATCTGGCGCAGCGCGGGATGAGAAACGAAAAAGGCTGGCGGAATTTTCAGTTTTCTAGCTACGACAATCCGCTTTTGCAAAAAGAGGAGATTGATCGTCTCGTCGCAGAGCTAGGCGGAGCGGATAGCGACGTAGCAAGGCAGGAGATTTTCGGCGAGTTTTTGGATACGACCTCAAACTCCGTGTTTTCTCTCTCTGCAATCGAGGCGGCATTTCGCAAAGAGAGGTATTTCGACGCAGGCTCGTCCGTGATCTGGGCGCTAGACGTAGCCAGAGAGGGAGACGACGAAAGCGTGCTTTGCAAAAGGCAGGGCGATAGCGTAGAGGCTTTGAAGCCCTACCGCATAGCTAGCACGAGCGAGCTAGCGCGCGAAATTTACGGTGAGTATGAGAGAACCGATCTCAAACCTCACGCAATATACATCGATACTATCGGAGTGGGCGCGGGGGTGTTTGATACTCTGTGCGATTTAGGGCTGCGCGGCATCGTGCGCGAGGCAAAAGGCAGCTTTAAAGCAAGCGACGAGCGCAAATATGCAAACAAACGCGCCGAGATGTATTTCAATCTGCGCGAAAAACTTCCGCTTCTTGCGATAGCGCCCGATGAGGAGCTTAAAAGACAGCTTCAAACGGTCTCGTTTTTTTTCGACAAAAAGGAGCGGTATCTGCTGATGCCCAAAGAAAGCATCAAGAAAGAGTATGGCCGCAGCCCTGACCGCGCCGACGCGCTGGCGATGAGCTTTTTTGATCTCTGCCCGATACTTCAGAGCAGAAAGGAGGAGCGCTATGACGACTACGCATGGTGAAAAGTGCGAGCTATGGGTAGAAAATGCACTCAAAACAGACTATATTTTTGAAAAAATTTCGCCCGCGCTCGTGCGAAATTTGGCGAGGCTGGACGATAGGGCTTTGAGGCTAGGCATATTCGTGATGATCTGCGATCTAGCTAGCGGAATGAAGCAGATGCCGACGAAAATTCACAAAATCAGGCTCGCCGCGGAGCTTGTGAGAGACGGAGCGAAATTTAAGAGGGTGCGCGAGCTTACGGGAGTTTCAAAAAGCACATACTACAAAATGAAAAGGATCATCAATGGATAGGACGGCATATCTGCAGGAGCTCAAAACTGCGGCGATGGACGGCTACGAACACTACAAGCAGGGCTTCAAGGATTTGGAGGAGGCGTATCTGCTGATCTTGCGCCCCGAGCTCGCAGAAAGCCTACAAAAGCGCAACAAGAGCAAAAACTATATCCCGAAGCTCAATTCAAAGGCGAAAAGAATTTACGACGGGCTTACGGAGACCTATTTTAACAACGACAAATTCGCAAAGCTGGAGCCCTATATCAACTCTTCGGACGACGTGATAGACAAATGGCAAGCCGCAATCGATCATTATGCCGAGAGCATAAATCTATACAAAACCTTTGCGCCGATATTCTTACGCGCGCCATTTTCGGCAAGCTGCGCGGTAAAGGTGTATTGGAGCAAAGATCGCGCAATGATAGACGAAGTGAGCTTGCAAGATCTGTATTTCGATCCGGGCGCGCGCGGGCTAAACGACATATCCTATCTGGTGCATCGCATCTATCTTAGCAGCGAGGATATTTTGAGCTACGGCAAAAGGGGCGTTTTCAAAATAGAGAACAAAGAGGCTTTCGAGAACAAAAAACCCTACGAGCGGATCGAAATTTATGAAATTTATGAGCTGCGCGGAGGCAAATGGTATGTTTCTAGCCTCTACGAAAACGAGCTTTTGCGCGACAAAATAGAGCTGCGAGACGGACAGCCTTTCATAGTGGGCTATATGCTACCGCAGATCAGATGCACGGACGAGGAAACTTATGTCAGCGCCTACGGAGAGCCCGCGCTGATGTCTATGCTGCCGCTACAAAACGAGCTCAATGTGAATAGAAACTCGATCACCGACGTCATCCGCCAGCAGGTCGCGCCGAAAATGATATTTGACAAGGCTTCAATGGTAGAGCGGGACGAGATTGAGAGCGTAGGCACGCCGATATACACAAATAAGCCGAGCGCCGTGCAGGTTCTGCCCGCGGGCGACATAGGCGGAGCGATGGCGGCGCTTCAGGTCATAGAAAACGAGATGAGCGAAGTTAGCGGCGTATCGCCTCAGCAAAACGGCGCGACGACCGTGCGGAAAGAG